TTCGTGGGCCTTGCTGACCTTCGTGTCGAATTCCTTAAACTTCGGATCGAAGTCGATGTCCATCTTTGCGCGCCACGCACGAAGGTCTTCCAGTTCCTTCTCCTTTGCGAGTTGCTCCTCGGTGGGCTTGCCTGCCCGGCCGTTGAGCTCTTCAACCTGCTTCTTCGCGGCGTCCCGCTCCTGCTGCAGCCGGGTGATTTCCTGAGCGGCCTTGATCTTCACGGCCGAAAAAGCCTCTGAAGATTTCGGACTCGCGTTAGGCGGGAGCGTCGGAGTCTCTTTGAAAAACTCGTCCGCTTTTTTCAACTCCTCGGCCTTGGCGACGCGTTCGGCTTCCGCTTTGTCGGCGGCTTCCTTCGCGGCCTTGTCGGCGTCCGGCGCTGGTGTGCTATCGTCCTCTTTGGGCTCGATCACAACCGGTGGCGCTTCCGCGGCGGCTTTGGCTTTTTCTTCGTTCTCCTTGGACTTCGCAGCGGCGAGTGCGTCAAGGGACTCAATCGCGAGAGGGTCCGCCACGGGGGCGAGACTCTGCTCACGAAGCAGCCCAGCGGCCGCTTTGTCATTATTGGTTTTGGTGTCGAATTGCGCTAGCGCTTCTTCTTGGGTCTTAGGCATAGGTTATAACTGTTCAGGTGTTCTCGGGGCGGGGTCTTCTACGGGCGTGAGTTTCTGACCGTCATTCCACTTGGAATCGTCCTCAAGAGGAGGATACGACGACGCCACTTCCGTGACGTTTCCGGGCGTGGAATGGGACATTGCCAGAAGCTGCGAAACGGCGAGTTGCAATCCTCTGTGTTCGCCGGAGCGAATCAGAATCGCGTTGGTGTCGCCAGAAGCTAGGAGGCCGGGAACCGACTCCAGAAGCTTCGGAATTAACCGCCGCCCTGTGTCTGTCTCGAGGAATTTCCCCCATCGCTCTTCGTCAATTGGGGACCAGTCTAATGGTCCGGCTATAATTTCCATGGTTCATCGGGTTAGGGATTTACTGCATTGGGACTTGCTGCGGCTGGGGTTCGGGCGGAAGCCCGGGGTCGCCTTGCTCAAGAGCGGCCGTCTCTGCTTGATGCGCCATCGCCTGTTGATCGATCTGCTTCAACTGCGCAATCGCGGTCGCGGCGTTGGCCAAAAATTCTTTTATGGGCGCGAGGGTCTGCGAATCCATGCCCTGCTGCATCGCAATCGTATAGTGCTCGTTGATGTGCGCCACCATTGCCTCGAAAACGCTCGTGTCCGACTGGCCTTGGTGCAATTGCCCGGCGGCCTGCTCGGTGACCGGCATCAGCACCTGCATGTGAATAAGATGATTGTCCCGGGGGCTCACTTCCACCGGCTGACCGGCGCTGAGCAGCACAACCTCGAGGTTCTGCATGCGGGATTGTTCCGCGATTTCGGTCGGGTCCTGATCCGCGAGCAAAACGCGTTTGGCGAAATCCGAGCCCATGCGCGCAGAAAGATCTTCGACTTCGAGCTGTCGCTGGTTGTACAGCGGGTTGCCCTTCTTCTCCTGCGCTAACATCACGATTGACTGACGTTGTAGCGGGGTAAGGTCCGATATCGAGGACGCTACTGGCTGCTTCGCCAGCTCGTCAAGCTCTTCGCGAGACATCGACTCCAGCATCGTCTCTTGAAAATCCCGGGCGTCCTGATCGTCCACGTCGGGGTCGCAGATACGACGCTGCATCAAACCGAAAAGATCCGTCATCTGCTCGAGGAACCTAGAGATCCGAATATCCTTCGCCTCGTTTTCCCGGGAGGCGAGCAAATTCCAAGCAGCCGGAGAGCGCATGCCCTCGCCTGCAGTCGCCATGTTGGGCGTCGATGTAGAGCCAATGAGCTCATTGACTAGCTGCTTGAAGAATACGTCGAGCTTCAAAAATCCGTCCACGTTGCCGTCGATCTTTTGCTCGAGAACTGTCCAACCAGAGGGCACGATGATCGTGCTGCCAATGACGGACATTTTGAAAGTGTGAAGGCGTCGGACATCGCCCTGCATGAGAGTTTTGCCGGACATGATCAGCCGGTCAACAACTTCATTGCGCGTGCGATCCAGCATCCCGGCCAGCTCGTAGATGTCCCGGCCGATTCCTTTAGAACCGTGCAGAGTGCCATTGCCTTTTTGGAAAGTGAAAAACGAGCAGCAGTCTTCGAAGCTTTCGAAATGATCCACGCGGGAAAATATCTCTAGGAGCTCCGGCCCGGCGACGCGATAGTGAGAAACCTTCCCAGTAACCTCGCGTACGAGCAGATTGTAAATCACAATCACGCTTGCGCCTGCCATATAGCTCGCGCCAATGGTCAACTCGCGAAGCGCGTTCTGATACCAGATCTCCAGAGTGCCGCCGACGTTGAGCCGGTCGCGGATCTGCATCGGGGAAGCCCGATTTATCGCTTGGGCGGTGTTCTCGAGTTTCCAACCGGCATCCTCGGCAGCTTCGCGGTCTTGGATGTGCGCGAACAGCTCGTGCGGCAACAACGTCTCTTTGAGCACGAGGATTTGCGCCCATCGTGTGTCTGACTTGGTGCCGTCGGCTGCGAACGAGTCCTCAAACGAGAAAGCAGTAGGAAACCAAGAATAGTTATCGAGGAGGCCAACGACAGTATGCCCAAAAAGAGCATTATTGAAAGCGATGTCATTTATTAAAGTGTTAAACCCTTTGCGATTCCGGATCAGGTCTGTAATGCCCTTCCGAAAGGTTTCGGTTTTCTCAGTTGAGTTGAGCCACTTGTCGGAGAGCTGAGAATTCGTAAAATATTTCAGCCCGTCGATCGCCTGCACGAATCTGGGAGCAACTTGCTCGATCATCGACGGCAAAGGCTTGCTTGTGAAGTTCTGACGCCAGCCCAAACCCTCCGACTCGAGTTTCCGGGAGTCATACGGGCGCTCCGCGTTGACCTTTGCGAGGATTCGAGAGAAAATGATAGACCGATTGCGGCCCGCCTGAATGACGGTGCGGATTACGTCGCGGCCCATCGCGATATCGCGAATACTTCGCTGCGTGGGCTCGCCTTTCTTGTCAATGTCGGGAGACTGGATGATCCCGCCGAGTGCGTTCGTGGGATAGCCTCCGTTTGTGACGGAAAAGGGCAAAGGACTTGGGCTTGCTGTATCTGCCATGCGATTAACAGTCGAAGGTATCTGTTTGGCGCGCTACTTTTTCTCTAAGCCAGTACTTTCGAGGGCACTGCTCGGTACAAAGTGAGGTTTTTGAAATGATCAGGCACTTGCAGACCCCGCAGACGTCCTCTTCCCGGTCCGGGCACACGTTGCAGACCTGTGCACGGGTCCAAATTGTCTTCCGGGAGGCCAAAATCTCGTATCCGCGGAATTTCCACCAGCACGAGCGAACGAATGCCATCAAAAAGTGCCAAAAAAGCATGATCATATCTGGGTTTTCCTCCAACAGTGGGCCGGTAGGTCGTTATTCGCTACCCGGGTCGAGTCCAAGTGCACCGCAGTGGGCAAATCCTCTCCCAAAAAGCCGCAGGCATGGAGCCGGGCGTCGAGCAGGCGCTTCCCTATGGTTGCCTTCCTGAGCTCGTTGAGCGCTTTGACGCAACTCTGGCAGCCCCCGGGCAATTCGTTGTTCCCCGGGCACGTGGCGCACACGTTTGCTCGGTTCCGGCGCTCATCGTCAGGCACGAAAACCAGTGGATGCACCTGTACGTGCTCCCTGAGAGCTGTGATCCACTTCAGGACCCGTGTTTTCAGAGTCGTCTTGGCGAGGGTCTCGGCGTACACAGCATTTTCAGTCCGGCAAAGCCCCGGGTTAACCCGGCACGCTTGCGCGATTACCTCCGCGGCGACGTCCCCGACGGGCACCCCGGCCCGTTCCCGGAACCTCTGAACCTTCGCGATGACCCCGGGCCACGAGTTGCTCGTGTGCGTCACATTGTTTTCATCTTTGAAGGAAAAGCCACCTTTGGGAAACACGTTATTATTGATCGTTTGCATATCACCAACTAAATCCATCCGGCATCGGTTCGAAATTAGAGTCTAAAACTTCGGTCTGATTCGTGGCGTCGATTCTCGCGCCGCCTTTGTACATTGAGTCCATCCAAGAGTCGTCGATATTGCTGATCGTGTGCGAGTTATTTTCTCGCATGGAGAGCTGCACCTGAGACCCCCGGCGCGCCGCCAGCACCAAAAGCGACAACGAGTCGGCATCGTTGGGCGATGAAAAACCTCGGGACTCAAAATCTTTTTTGCTCTCGGTCTTTGACCGGCCGGAGATCACGCGATAGCGCCGGTTCGCGAGCTGCCCGGCGAGCTTGGTCATGTCGACCGACGGGTGAATCAGGAGGTACCCGAATTCAAACCACATTCGCATCCCGAACCAAAGCTCGGTCGCTATGCGGTCGTACATTTCCTTGCAGATCTTGCTATCCTCGATCATCAGCTTCTCAAGGCTGGCGCTCTCGGAATAGTTTACGTCGTGTATCACGGAGGACCACTCGTAGCGGATCAGATCCGCGACACCCGCGCCGTGGCCGGTACGATCACATGCGTAGTACTCCGGGCGTGTCCCGCTCTTGCGGTTCATTTCCATCACGGACTTTTTCATTGCCACTGTCTCGCCCTTGGGCAAAACAAACTGCTGAGTCACCTGAAGACCCCAGCGCGGCATCACAGAACCGTCAGGTCGTTTAAACAGCGTCGTATGACCGTTGGGGTAGTCGACGGATGAAGGCCATTTAATTCCAGTTGCCATCCCCCATTTACCGATTGTATGAACTGCTTCGTCACCACCTTCCAAGGCCAGATCAGTGGCTCCGACTGTGACGGGTTCTTCGAACCAGATATACTCGCCACGAACTTTTCCCAGCATCCCAGCAGGAATGACCGTCGCTTCGATTCCAATTGCAGGATATAAACCTCGACCCATCGTCCGGTATCCGCCGGAGTTTCTTCCACCAGCATTTGCGGCAATCTTTTCCAATCCACCGGCCGTCTGGAGCCCGGGATATATAACTTTTTTCTGCAGGACGTTCTCACACCTTTCACCGTCCAAGCGCAGCACGTTCCAGCCACGCGTGGATTTCCATTTAAAATGGACGTCTTCGTCAAGATTAGACCATCCAAAAGGGGGCTCTGCACGCTTGCTAACTTCGTCATATGGATCAGAGGGGTTGTACGCGCCGAAGATCTTGAAACCTCTTCCGCCTTCTTCGGTGTTGGAAATGATGTTGTCGATGTCCGCCCAGATTCCCTTGGCGATATTCTCGACTTCGTCCATGAAAATAAACATGCGGGAAAGATCGCCGAGTACTGGGTGCGGTACCGGACGGGGTCGGCGTTTAGAACCTTGGAGACGGCCCGCCTTCTTATTTGCGCCCTTCGGCACAATGACACCGCGAATTGATGAAAGTTGATCACGACGTGTTAATCCTATGAATAGCCCGCCGATCTCCCCGGCAAGCGGCACCGACGCGTTTTGATGGAGCGAAACCATGTGGGAGAACAGGTTTGCTTCCAAGTGATTCTCGGACGGACCGAGCAACCGGATCGTAGTATACTCTGGATCCCGCGCCCACTCCATTAAAAGTCTGACGCCCATCGAAAAAGATTTTCCCATGGACGCCGCACCGCAAATGAGCCCCATGTCCGTGGTGTCGAAAAGCTCCCAGATATCCTTTACGCTCTGGGGCTCCGGGGAGAACTGTGCCGGGGTCCAAAGGATCTGTGCCGCTTCTGCTAGTGCGCCCTCCTCCATGATCCCACGCACGTACGGCGCGAGCACCTCATTGATCTCTCCTTCTGTGGGTGTCTTCCGCTTTACCTTGAACTGCGCCTTGTAAAACCCACAGACCAGTTCGCACGCCGATATCTTCTGGTCGGAATGCACCAGCTTCGCGACCTGCGCCGCGAGCTGTTTTTCTGCTACTGGTAAACTCATACTTCCCGGCCGCAGTTTAAGACGGTCTCCTCGGTAGTCCCGAGCGGGAACTTCACGAGCTCCGCCGTCTTCCAACCTCGTGCGCCGTAGCGTTTGGGTCGGGGCGTTGGAATCGAGACCCCCTTATGGCTCTTGGGAGCCCGAAGGGAAAAATTGATTATCCGCATGGAGGTGGCCAGCCGGTCGAATCCGATCCGGGTCTTCCAGCCGCGATTTTTCCATGATCTCAGCCAGATCCGCGCCATCGGCAGCTCCTTCTCACAATACTTTCCAGTTATCAAAGGCACACAGTACAGTCGGAGGCCCCGGGCGGCGTGGACACGAAAAATGCCAGAGGGGCGTCCTCTGGCAACAATGAAAACGTATAAACTCTGTTTTGGTTTTACTTCATGTGTTCACCCTCCTTCTATTACGTGGTCCCTCCGGGACGCAAGACAGGGTTAGTGTTTCACTTCGCTCCACAGTCGCTCTGTGCAAGCAAATTAGCAAGCTCCGCGCGTGCGGCACGGGCCTTGTTACCGACCGCTTTGCCGTTGCGGGAGACTATCCCATTGACGGTATGCTTCGACCACGGCACGCCGGTGCGGGTCGGATACCCCCGGGCATTCATCATGTCCGCCACGTCCTGCGTGCTGTAGCCTTGGCGGCTCCATTCCACGAGCTGGCGGAGTGCGTCCTGCTCCTCGAGCTTTGAACCGAAAGGTTTCTGTCCGCCTACCCGGCCTTCCATTGCGGCCCGGATACGGGCGCTGCGCAATTTCTTGACCAGCGTGGATTTCTCCCACTGCGCGAGTGCCGCCATGAACTGGCGAATCAAGATGCGGGTAGGGTCGACGTCGTTTGACGCCATATCTTCAAGCGCGCCTTGGTCCGTGGCAAACAACTTGATTCCACGGTTGCGCAGCTCCCGCAGCAAGAATTCGCTAGCCATGAGATCGCGTGCCAGCCGGTCCATCCGCTCAACAATCACGCAGTCCACCTTGAGGCGAGGATTGTCTTTCAGCTCATCAATAGCCATGAGCATCGCGGTAAACGCCGGGCGTTCTTCGGAGGTGCCGGTAATCGAGTCGAAAAATTCGAGGCTAGACTCTAGGTCGAGACCGTGGGCCTTTGCAAAAGCGGCGCAGGCTAGGCGCTGGCGCTCCGGGCCGTCACCTTCAATCTGACCCTTGCTCGAAACGCGGAGGTAAGTAAATGCTTTCATTGAGACCAGATTACCAGAAGAGAAGTTCACATGCAAGCAAAATAGCGATAAAAATGATCATGCCCATAACACCGGCCTGCGCAAACGCTTCGATCCAATATCGCCGGGTCTGGTAGTCCCCGATTTTGATCGGGGCTTCCTGCATTTTGCGGTCTATCCAGAGGATGATCCCCCAGAGACCTTGCGCTAGAGCCGAGACCACGAGACAAGCGACGAACCACCACAGAAAGGTGCTGATCAAAGTGGCAATCCAGCTCATGCGACCTCCCCTGCCAACCGGCGTTGATTGATTCCCCGGATATCCGGCAGTTTGGCCAGCGCAACGCACTTCTCCAAATATGGATACCGCGCCATCACCTCAGGATTGTTCAGCGGAACCTCATAGACCATCTTGACCCGTGCTCCCGGCTTGGTGAAGTGATTGTCAAAGATCCTGCCGTCGGCCACCGCGAAAACGTGCCCGGAGATCTTAACCACGAAGCGGCCGTTTTGCATCCCCTCGAGGGCCTTGATAACAGTCTGGCAGGACAGGTCCGGACGCTGAACCAGACCAAGCTTTGGGGCGGCGACTTGAAACGCTGCGCAGCAACCGAGCTTCCGGCCGTGCGCCGCCATGAGACTGTGGGCATTCTCGTAGGAGAGCCCGAACGCGAATTGAGTCGCGAGAACGGTGCAGTCCGCACGCTCCCGGCTCTTCACTTTGACTAGAACGTAATTTGCTTTCACGTCTCCAGTCTCTCATTGGTGCAGCCAAAAGTCAATACCCAAATAAAAGTAAAAGCGAGACTAATAGTTTCCTATTAGCCTCGCTCAAGTTGGGCGCAGAGGCTGGATTCGAACCAGCGACCTTCAGGTTATGAGCCTGACGAGCTACCTACTGCTCCACCCTGCGAAATTACGCGCCGACGAAAAGAACCAAACTCAGAAGCGTGGTCATCGGGTTGTCCCGCATCGCCTGCTCAAAAGTTTTTCCCGGTGTGGGAAACCCGGCGTCCCTCGCGGCCTTGCCGACCAGCTCGAAACAAGTCGAGTCCGGGGGCAGCTCCGGCGCGGTACCGAGAAGCATGAGGTTGACAGCCTGATTGATATTCGCCTTAGCGGCGGTCGATAAAGATATAGCCATAGCGCAAGACAATCGTTGGCTCCGCGGAAAGCCGCTACTTCATCTTTTTCCTCGGGGCATAGACCCTGTGATACCCCGCACGGTGTATCACTCGCTCGATCACGTCCGCAAGTTCCAGCACCACCCACTCCTCGAGATACGGGCACACCTCGTGTATTGATTCGTGAATCAAAGTGTCGCAGTAATCCCGCGGAGACTGCCGGGGATCCACCTTGATGGTGCCCGGCCGCTTGCCGGGTCGACAGCCCTCCTGATCGGAGTGCGCCCCTACGGCCTTCTCGCGCTTCGAAAATCGCCGCTCAACAACAGTGGGTAGGGGTCTCAATTTCATAGAGATTGGGCATCTTGAAAAGAGTTGCTTTAGCCACGATGACGTCGTGCTTAAGAAGACAGATGGTGTTGAGCGTGGGGGAAGACCACGTAAATCCTTGCTCTTTTACCCAGTCGGCTACGAAAGCGATTGCCAGTGGGTCCCGGTCGTTCACGGCCTGAGCCGTTTCCGGCAAGAGCCCCCATTCCTGAAGCCGCAGGCTGAGCCACATGGACTTGAGGCGCATAATGTCCCGGGCCAGCTCCGGCAGACCGGTTTGCGCCGTGAGCCAGAATTTCTCAAGGTCCGGCCGGAGGCCGCTCCATGGCGATTCTTTCCCACTCTCGGAACCAGTCGGTCTGGATCCACTGTTCGGGTTCTGTTTGTTCGTCGGCTGTTGGTTCGGGTTGCACATCATACCGTCGTGTCCTCCCGAACTTCGCGCATCTTCACGATGGTGTACTTGGTCTCACTCGAGCTCCAGTTTTCCGCATCCTCTTTAGTCTCCCGAATAACCTGAAGTACGTTGCCTTGGTAGACTGCCCACAACTCCTTGGGCTCCACTACCACGCGATAGTGCTCCGGCGGGTCAGAGAATTCCGGGTTCGTCAAGCGAACCCATTCCCCGGCCCCGGGCCGGTGCTCTAAAATTTTCCCGTCTCGAATTGCTTCTAAAAACGGCCAGTACTGATGGATATTGTCTTTAGTCATATTTTTGCTACGTCTATCGGAATTCGCTGCAGGGGCATTATGTTTAAACGACGTCGCATGTCCCGCAGCTCTTGGGCGTAGCGACGCGCTTTTTCTTTTTTCTGTTTGACTACTGTGGCAGCCATTGCATCCGCCACGCGAAAATGATTACAGTTGACACCACCCACGAAATCGCGAGCGGCAGGGAAAAGTCGGCGCAGGCTTCGGCGAAAATTACTCTGAGGTTTCGCATATTTTCAGAAGTTCCGCCGCCGCGGCGTTCGAGATTTCCAGAGCGAGCCGGGCGCAAGAGGCTTCCCTATATCTCCACTGACGGTATGCACTGCCCTCGAGATCGACACAAGGGAACCCGCCTCGTCGCGCTATATGCTGCACGCGGAGCGGGTTTGAATTCTTCTCCCAGAATTTCCGCAATGGGCACTTACCGCACCCGTTGTTATTTGGGTTCGTGAATTCGCAGAGAGCACAATCCGACATACAGCTAGGTATGCCCGACCATCCGGGCCAATCTGTTTTGTCCGCCTCGGGGTTCTGCGCGAGCCATGCCCACATGTCCCGGGTAATCTCGAGAGCTTGTTTTAGTTCCATCATAGGGCACCTCGGACGTGGAGGTCGGTCAAAGGGCATTCCTGCTGAACGCGCTCCAAAGTTTGGTGTGTGACGACAGTACCGACGAAAAGCTTTTCACCGCCGCACTCAAGGTGAGTGAGATTGACCAAGCTTTTGAGTGTATAACACGGGACAAGCCCGTTGCCGACAACCGAAACGCCGCGGCGTTCGAATGAGGCGCTCCTAGATTTTTCTTTCATGCCGCCAAGATTCTCACACCCGGCGGCGGAACGCAAGCACTATTTTAAATTTTTTCGGCGTCCGCGCGCAGCAATTCTAGTGCCAAGTGGCAATCCTGTGCCAGCCGGAGCTGGTTACTGACCTGCACTGCGCGCCGGAGCTGGGCCTTCAAAAGCCGGATCAGAACCCGAGGGTCGTCGATCTGGCTGTTGCCTTTTGAAAATGATCGGGAAGAATCGCCGAGGAGCAGGTCCGACGTTTATCGGCTGGCCGGTGCCGGTGCGGATATCCAGATCTGCGTCGGCATACGCTGGGTTGATCGCCGGTTCGCCGGTTCGTGGTGTCATTTTTTCCTTCCTCGATTGTGTTTTTTCCATAGCCAGTTTTAATGCCTAAGCGGGGGACTTGCCCGGCCAAACCCCCCGGTCGATTTCGGCCGGTCCGGGGGCCGAAGTGTCCTGAATTTGGACGCTCGCGGGCGGCCGTTCACCACGACACGCGACGCAGCACGTGACTTCGCCGGGCTGGGGTCGCCGGTCCGGCGGTTTGAGCTCAGCCGGGCTGCCTGACTGCGGCGGACGCGCTCAACCGCCGCCACTCGGAGCGCGCGACGAGCGGATTCGCT